CCTTCACCATCTTACACAGCTCGTAGGGAGTGTGCTTAGAGGAGCTAACATCAATTGCCCAACCATCCATGTGGCTAGAAACCTTACTACCACCAACAGCAACGTTCACTTCAGGCAAACGCAGCCAAGAGTTAATACGCAAAGCACCAGACAACTCACGAACCTTTTCCAACTGAGAAGCTGAATGTTTCATGTTCTCCAACTGGAGGGTAGAAGGTTGGTTGCTAATACCCAAACGGACAGCCGTTTCAGAGTAGGTTGCTTCGTCTAGGGTAAAGTGTTCGCTAAGGTTCATTTGATTGTCCTAAGATTGTTGTAGAAGTCTATGCAGGAGTTAAGCTGAATTATGGCTTGGTCGCCGTCTGCGGTGATGCTGATAAGGTCTTGAGCAACCTGTCGGTCAAGTTCGGCTCCATTTTCTGAAGCTCCGTTGGTAGCGGTGGCAGCGCCACTGGTACGGACATACAGCCTGAGAGTGCCATCAGCAACATCAGATTTAAGAGCATCAATTTTAACTTGTGCATTTTTCTTCTCTTGTTTAAGTTTTTCATCAGCCTCTACAGAGGCCTCTTGCATTTTGGTTTCTATGCGTGTAACTTCTTCTTGTATTTCTTGTCGTGCTTGATATTTACCAGCAAAGAAAGCAAGGAGCAAACACACAAGGAATGTTGCTAAGTTACGCAGCATCTTTCTTCTCTTCCTTATTGAAAGCAGAGATACCCAAAATAGCAGCAAAAGCAATGTGGATAAAACCACCGTTAGTCAGGGTAAGAGGAACCCATTGACGGAAGGCATCGTTAGCTGCTTGCTCTTCCCAGAACTGTACAATTGTAAACATGATGGGGAAGAACACAAAGTCTGCCAAGTTAACAATCATGTAGGTGAGACCCATCAAGTAGGTCCATTTTTGTTTGTGATTTTCATCCATGTTATTTTGCCCTGTAACACATATCAACCGCATCCTTTACAATAATGTAGAGGTACAGCTCAAATGGAAGTATTATAAAAAATAGCAGAGTTAGCAATATAAGGAAACTTACAAATGCGGTCTCGCTAGAAGAATTGCTAGTATTAGTCCCCATGTTTCCATCACTATTATTGCCATTACGACTACCCATGCTACTCGTTGTCTTAGTTTGTTTATTAGACGGTCTTGACGTTGCCATGCCTCTTTCCGTTTTCTAATGTTTGCTAAATGAGTAGCTTCTTGTTTTTCTTGAACCAACCCAAACATATTTACCACGTCTGTATACAGAGCACCTAGCTCTGGAGGGCTTTGATAAATCATTACCTCTCTAATTTGTTTCTGTAGCTTTTCCATTTCTTTTAAAGCTACAACATGGTCTAAGGACATATCAAGAAGCTCATCAGGATGAATCTCTTGTGTGTCAATACGTTCTTGTTGTTCTTTAATCTTCTTGTCTAGGGCAATCATGCCCTTAAAGAAAATCTTTAAATTCTTAATTAAGTCTTGTTTAATTGACTGTTCATCTTTGTCTTCCTCAACCCGTTTAGGTTTAGGAGAAGGAGCCTCCACTGATGCTTCCTTCTTTACGGAAACTGGCGGAGGCTCTTCAGAAAACAATTTAGATTTAATGAATCCCCAGAGTCCTGTGGAAACATTAGAAACCTCTGTAGCTATACCCTTAACTTCGTCAAAGGTTTTCTTAGCTTTAAGAACGGTTCCTTTATACTCTTTGTACAATTCACACCCCTGCTGGATTGCAGCAACAGCGGCATTAGCAGCGGCAAGAATTGTTAAGGGCATGTTAACGTCCGTGTGTAATGAATGTAAATACCACCCCACCCATGCCTGTTAACAACACACCACAAGCGGTGATGAGGATTGATTCCAGACGTTTAAGGCGAGCATTGATAATTTCATAGCGGAGTGCACAAATCTCTTCGTGAGAGGAGATACGAGCTTCTGTTGCGTCTACTGTTGTCATGCTGCTCTAATCATTGAACCTTGAAAATACGTCAAGGTAGCTAGTGCGCCAACAGCCGGAGATGTTCCTGTAATATACCCATAACCTTGAATATAATCAGATACACCATCTAATTGAACAAGAATAGTAATATGAGCTACCCCGTTTATTGCTGAACAATATTGCCGTTTAACTAATGTACCATTTTTAAACACCTGAGCTTGTGTGTCTGATGTACTAGTTGATGGATAAATAGATAAGGTTATTGAATAATAACCAGCAACTGTGGGTTTAAATGCATATGCCGGAATACCTCCAACAGTGCTTCCTGTATTATTAAAACAAGAATTACTGTCAAATTCTTCAGTTGCAAATTGCATTAGAGTGGCTGTTGAACTTGTAATGCTTTGTGTTCCCGTAAGTACAGCACTAAACGCAGGACCGTTGCCAGAGGTGTTAGGGGCTAACATCCCCGAAGGGACTTGTGTTAACGCCATAGTTATTCTCCAGCAAGCTGTTCATCCGTAGGACGAGACAGCGTAGGATGGTCCCATGCTGCAATGTAGTCACCCTTACCGTCGCTGTCGTTTTGCAAACGAATAACTGACATAAAGTCTGCGTCTTGAAGTTCTGGGTAGAGAGTTTTAATTTTTTCGTAGAGAGTCATTTTATTATCCTGTTAATTAGGCTGCGCGAATGAGTGTGCCAGACACAAAAGTAACTGCCGAACCAGTAGCCAAATTTTGACCGATTGTTAGGTACACATAAAACTCAACAACGTCTGTTGAGCCATTCAGATACAACACAGTTGAGCCATACGTGCCTGATTGACCGTTATATGAATACTGCATTGTTTTTGCTTGTCCGCCGTTTTTATAAGCGGCTATCAGTACGTTTGTTTGCGAAGTCGCAACTTGAACACCACCATTAAATTGGTAGTACCCCGCAACTTGTGGTTGAAAACGATAATTGGTCGTTGAATCAAAAGCGTTTGCCGTGTCCCACTCTTCTGTTTGCAACTGGAGTTTTGTCCAAGTAGAACCAGACAAAGTTTGTGCTGAACTCTGATACGCACAGAAAGTAGGCCCACTAGAAAGTGCTGCTAAATTTGCTGCTTTTGTCATGGGTTAGCCCTCGTAAAGAATGTTGACGCTACCAGCGTCGAAGGTGTCTGTGCCGGTGACTGTGGTGATGCGAACCATGTTCAATGTTCCAGCCAATGTTTTATTCCCTGAAACCATTTGAACACCAGCGTTAGCTACATCATAAATAACTCCAGTACAAGTCCAAATATTTGAACCGAGTAAGGAACACACAATATTTCCTTGGGTTGTCGCTAGTGGGTCGTTTGCTCCATAACTTAAAGGAAACCCTGTGGTTAATGTTCCAGCACGAGTGGTGTTGTTAGTTGTTGATACAAAACCAGCAATGGCGTTATATCCAGATGCTTCTGGAGCTCCGCTAACACCTAACTGAACTTGAACTCTTGAAGTCCCGTTTGTCGAAACACCGTTGAACATCACAGTAATACGCTTAACCCAAGAAGGGATGCCCGTGAAATCAATACTTGTACCACTGGTCGAATTCTGCGCAGTTGTGAGTGTCAATGGCTGCAACAAATAGGCAGGAGTAACAGCACCAGCCGTGGCTGGAATGGCGTTCAACACAGAACTTACATAGAAGCTTTCTGTTGTAACCAAGTCACCTGCAGCAGCAGCTACAGCTAAAACAACTGTAGTACCAGAGGTTGCTGTAAAGTCAGCAGCACCCAAGCGCACGCCGTTGCGGTACACATCAAGGTAGCCCACGGTGTACGAAGGGATGGAGAATGTTGTTTGACCTGCAGTGGCTGTAGAGTCTGTAACCGTGCGATATGCCGTTGTTGTTACACCAGCAGCAGGGATGCCAAGATAACGTACAGAAACGTTGCCTGTGCCACTAGGAGGGGCTGCAGAGAACGTCAAGGTAGTACCCACCACCGAATAGGTTGAGGGGTCTTGTACAACGCCTGAGATGGCTACAAGGATAGACGATGTTGTGGCAGGAGCCACCGACATTGTAAATACAGTGGTGCTTCCGTTGCCAGAGAACTGGTCAGTTAGGAAGGCCACTGAAGTAATTGGATTACCTAAATAACTCATGGTTTTGGATACTCCAATTTAACTGTTTCAATAGCAGCTTTCCATGCATCCATACCACCGTGGTATAGCAGGTCGAGCTGGTCAACAATGCTTGGGTATGCGGCTGCACGTTTTTCTGCGTAGGTCAGTGCAGCTTGTGCTGCGGTCAACGCTGCTGCGCGAATCGCATCAGCCTCTTCAACAGTAATTGCAACTAGGCCAGCCTTAATATATTCGTCTTGAGAGCCGTCAGCTTCGTAGGCGTACAACTCGTTAGTAAGTGGTTCTTTGTAGTATTTCATGTTATGTCCTCAACGAAGCTCCGACCATATTCTTATGGTTGGTGCGACTGATTGATACTGGTGCTTATAGGTAGAACCACTTGGAACTATGAATGTAGATACCGACCACGAGGTCGAAGACGTTTCTTGTATATGCTGGATAATCGCCCCGTCAACATAGAACCAGTTTACGGTAGCGCCACCCGCAACAATTCCAAGAGAAACTGTGACTGTTATTGGCCGACCAGTGGTGTTTGTGTAAGTTGTATTGACTGCTCGGCTTGCAGTGACATTTTGCCAAGTCTGACCAACGCCAAGCGGCTGCATTAGCGTTTCTGCTTTTGCAGAGGTAACACCTGCATCAGCCAAACTGTTTGTGTTGATTTTGCTGATAGCCATTACGCAGCTCCTTTAGGGTACTTGGCTTTGACCGCTTGGCACGCAGCGATGTACGCATCGATCTGCGCTTTGTTGCCCTTCACCACACCGTCGAGGTAGTCGGTGATGGGTGGGTACTCGGCGGCGCGTTGTGCGATGTACGCAGTCGCATCCATCTCTGCTTGCACGGCAGCTTCGTCATAGGCGACAGGGTTACCATTTGCATCAAATGCTTCGTCACCACGAATAGTGACCACGTTTGAGTAAAGTTTGTAAATTGCTTCGTGCTTGGTCATGCTGCAATCTCCATCAATGTTATTGATGCTGTCGTGTTATTTTGACAAATCTGAACAGACCCTGCTGCGTTTGTACTTGCCTGATAAACGGTGTAAGTGGTTGACGAGATTGTTGCTGGGCTATCTAAATAACACGCAGAAATATGAGACTGCAACTGGCCAGCGTTTGAGTACATTTCGCCAAAACCTCTCTGTGAACCACCAGCAATAGACAGGTCTGTTGCTCCTCTATAGATTGTGATGATGTTTTGTCCAGAAGTTACGCTTGACGCGCAAGGCACACTAAGGAGAACAATAATTTTGCTTGTGTTGCTTGTCGGGGTAATTGATGCAGAAAACCCAGTAGAAACATAACTTGCTGAAGAAGTTGAGGTGATTGTGTTTGACGATGCGCTTACAACTTGTAAAACAGCGCCAGCACCAAAGTTTGCGCGAGCTGCCCCAGGTGCCATCTTTGCTGAATTGACCGCTCCAGCGGCCAACTGGCCTGTTCCAACAGCGCCATCGCTTGGCTGCATTACCTGAGTGATAGGGCTGGTGTAACGCACATAGATGTTGCTTGAACCAGATGGTGGTGCGCTAGTGAACGTGATGGCGTTGCCGCTGACGGTGAATGCATCCACTGGGCTTTGAGGAACGTTCTCGATGAATGCCTGTACCTGTGCTACTGAAGCAACTGGACGAGACAATGTAAAGGCAGTTGTACTACCATTGCCGCTAAAGACGTCAACGGCTGGCGTAAACGCCTGTTGTGTTGGTGTATTGCCAAGATACATTATCTATCCTTATGTAATATTCAATACGCTTGTTACAGCATCAATAGAAGTTGCTGCAGAAGAAACAACTTTAAGGGCATCGCTAGTTGTAAGCACAACCTTTTGATCTCCACCTACAATAACCAAAGTACCGCCAACGGGAACTGTAGCACCTTTAATAAGGTAGTAGTTTACTGCAGAACGAGTAATGTAAGCATCCACAGTGACAGGAGATGCTGTAGTGTTAGCACATGACATACCAATTACGGTAGTTTGTGTAGAAGCTCCCACTGTTACAATGGTAGCAGCAGAAGTGCCTACGTCTTTGTTAACGTAGGAGGTGAATGTATTTGCCATGTTTTATCCTAATGCGATTGCCATTGCGACGGCTGTACCAGCGGGGTCTGCTGAAGCGTAGGGTGCCCAGGCGCTTCCACTGTATACAGCTAAATAGTTACTTGTAGAGTTCCAGTAAAGTGCACCTACTAGGAGAGCATTACCATCATTGTCTACTGAGGGATCACTTGCTTTAGCACCCAAATAACGGTCATCAAAACTGTCATAGGAGGCAGCGGCAGCGTTTTGACTAACTAGGGCAGCAGCAGCACTAGCTGCCGAAGCTGCAGCAGAAGCAGCAGCAGCTACCACAGAATCTGCCAAAGCACCCTTGTTTACCCGCATTTCAACGGTAGAACCCGCAGCAAAGATGTTAGCAAAACTATCATCCTGTGCACGGATAATGGTTAAAGAAGTACCGCTACGAGCTGTACATTTAACAATTTCACGAACTGTTTTTGTGCTATCCTCAAGGGTAGCATAGAAATAATCGCCACCTGTTGGTGACGGAAACAATGTTTCTGTACCTGTAGCAACAACGAGGGTAGTGTCAATACCACCCAAGGCTACGGCTAATGTGCTTTTAGCATTGTTTGCGAGAAGAATAGCCATTAGTCAATTCCTACAAAATTAATAGTGGACCCGTTCCAGGTCAAATCTGTTTCATCGTTTACGGGACTCATTGGATCTGGAACATACGTATCTGTTGCCGGATATGGACGTGCCCAGGGCACAGCAATCTTTTCACGCTGTACCTTTAGAAGAGTTTGAGGATGACGTGATTCCCAATCTTCTCGGCAAACCATCAAACCATCCCAACGCTTCTGTAAGTCTAATGCTTTAAATTTACGTCCGCAACTGTCGCACAACGCGTTCCAGTTCCCTGGGATAAGATGGTTTTGCATAGCTTATTTTAAGAAACGTAGTTTATAAATTGTTGAGCGGAACAGCTTTACAACTGTGTCCACATCATTTTGGATAGAGGAGTCTGTTTTATCAAACGCTTTATAGCGGTTGGACTCAATCCATTTTAGAGTTTCTTTGAAATACTTCAAAGGCTCTGTTGTGTCTTTAGCAGCAAGGGTTGGAATCTTGAGGAGTTCTTCATATTCTCCTTGCCACTGTTCAGCGATGCCGTCTGCCAGGTCTACAATCTCATCATAAAAACTGCCCAAGGCAGAGTGCTGAGAAAAAGAATCTGTGGCTAGGTGCATTTGATGGGCAACTGTTCGACTTAGGAACAGTACACCAATAAACTTGCCTGCTAATTCACTCATATTACGCGCCGTAATAGACGATATAAGTAGCGCCTGTGCCTACTAGGTTGTTGTAAATCCCGTTTTCCATTAACACAGGTTGTGTAAAAATAACGTGATTCTGATAATCGGAGGTTCTAACTTGGACACGGACTGCAACTTTACCTGTAGCAGTAGTGTTGTCGTAGATATCAAGAGTTGCTGTGTTTGTACCGTTGCCAAACAAAGAAACCGCGTTGATGCGGTTGCGACCTGTGTAGGTCAAAGACGATGCTGACAAAACGCCAGTATTTAATGAAGAGGTTGTCATTTAGTTTCCTTGTTAAAAAAAGGGGTCCGAAGACCCCCTCTTTATTAGCGTACGAAGTATACGGTAAAGTACCATGCACCACCAACGGTGGCAGCACCAACTTCAGCGTATTGTGCACTGATTTTCAAATCACCTGTCAGAGGCTGTGGTTCCAAGTTTGGCAAGCTGGACATGCCAACAAAACCAGCAGTAGCACCCAATGTTTTCACATCGACGCTACCAGTTGAAACTGTACCACTGTTGTTTGTCATAGTCAAAGTGACTGTAGACGAGGTGGCTGAGTCAGTGTTTGTACCGACAGTTTTTTGAATACTCAAGACAGTTGAATCACCAGGCAACACAACTTTCAAAGTAGAAGCAGTGTTAGAACGGGAGACAGCAAATGTCTTAGTCTGAATATCCTTTGCTGATGGAACTAAAGGCGTTGGGCCTGTAGAAGCAAAGGGTGTAATGTCAGGAAGGCGAAGACCCATATTAATTCCTTATTTAGCGGGGGGCCGAAACCCCCCTTAGGTTAATTAGGCGCCAGCAGAACCGTACAAGCCGCGTGGATCGGTCCAGCCGAAGCTGTAACGAGCAGTTGCCTTGAACTTAGCGTTCTCAGTATCCCAATCATTGTCCATGTCGAACTGGTCAGCGCGACGCTCAAAGTACTTCATGCCATGTGGCACGTTAGTACGAATGAACCAAGCATCTGTGTCTGTCAAGTAATGGTTAACAACCACTTCAGGAATCAGACCCATACCCTTGATTGCGTTGATGTCATTGTTATCTGTACCAACGCGACCGTCAGAACCCAAGATACGCTTGGCTTCAAAGATCTGTTGACGTGGGATAATCAATGTTTCAGGCTTGACTGCAACCAGCAAACCGGCGTCGTTGGTGAAACCAGCGATGTCGATACAAGCTTGTTCCAAAGCAGCTTCCGACAAGTCAGAAGCAGTAGCGATTTGGTTAGACCAAGTGCCACCTTTGATGTTAGCGTGGTTGTTAGCAATCAGAGCAGAGCCATCACCACCGGTGTACGAGCTGTTGAAAGCACGGTTGTACACGTTAGCGCCGATAACTTCCTTAGTTTGACGCATTGAGAATGCCAAACCTTGAGCTTTACGTTGACCCACCACATCATATTGGTCGTCTTCCATCATCTCACGAGTGATGATGAAACCCAACGCAAACACAGCGTGTTGGTAACGTGTGGTGAACGCTTGGCGCTCGCTGTCATAAGAGATAGGCGCGCCTTCACCCTTTTGAACAGCCAAACCAAACGAAGTAACACCGACGTCTTCTTCAAAAGCTTTAGTTGAAGTGTTCTTGTCGAACAACTTGTCAAATTCGGTATCATACTCATTGTATGCTTTACCGTACCATGCATTGACACCAGGCCAAAGCGCTTTGGCAAACGAGCCACTGTTAATAATAGACATATTCTATTTATCCTTCTTCTAAAAATTAAACGCCAGCAGAACCAGTACCAGGAGACATAGTAGAGCTGTTGAGCTTCACGTAGTAACTGAAATAGGTATCGCCAGGAATGTTATCAGGACGGTTGGGGAAACCAACAATCTTGAGAGGAAGGGTAGCAGTAGTAGCCAAACCAGAGCTGTCAATCGACATGCCAGAAGAACCAGAAGTGGTGCTACCAGCAGTAGTAGTAAACTGACCGTTCAGGCCCACGTTAGCAGTGATGGTAGCAGCAGCCACAGAAGTAGCAGAGTACTGCACCTCATAGACCAAATCGCTGTCATCAGCAACCAACAAGTAACGATCGGTAGAAGCACGACGATAAATCGGAGTGTTCAAATCGTTAACAGGTGGGACGTTGGTGAGGTCGCCCACACCAGTAAACAAAATACCCACAACGACGCCGACTGGAATGTCAGTGGCGCTAGACACACGGGTTACAGTTGGTGCGCCGGTAGCTGCACGGGCGTCGCCCAACAGTTTAACAGCGTCACCAATCATAATGACCGAAGAGTCAGAAGCGGGAACAAAATACACGTTAGCAGCACCAGAATAAGGTGCGCCATTCACAGACTTAACGGGCTTAAAACCGTTAGCGCGAGATACACTTGCCATTAGCAATTCTCCATAATAAAATAGGTAATTCCCAACGGCACTTAGATTTTATTTAGCTTCGAGAAATTTCGAGCTTACCATAAGTACCATCAAGAGCTTTAGCTTTGGTGGCATTTTCCATCTCATTGACTTTGATCTGCTTGCGAGCTTGATCTTCTTCGTACCATTCTTTTTTGATGCGTACGACGAAGGCCTTTTGACCTTGTCCGACAGAAATATGTGCAAGCGAGCCCTCTGACGCAGCAGAATTTACGCGCTTATCACCCACCCTCACAGAATCTTTAGCGACGACTTCATAGCCAGCATCCAAAAATTCCTGCACTCGATCTCCCGAGTCATTAATAATTCTATATTCGTAGTTAGGATCTTTATCCGCTACTGTTAAAACATTTCGTGTGCCAACCGGTACACGCTGCGTACGACCTCTCGGTGCTTTCGCAATTGCTTCTTTAATGTCACTCATATTAAACTCCTTTAATGCGTTTCAGTTCCGCGATGTATTCTTTTTCAGACATAGCACCCGTACGGACGAAACGTTGCATCACTCGACGCTCTT